CGATATGTTCTGACTAGATCAGAACGGCGCTGGCGGCGGAGTGTCCGCTGCTGGCGCTGGTGCTGGCGCTGCTTCTGCCTGCGGTGCAGGTGCAGGTGCAGGTGCAGGTGCAGGTGCAGGTGCAGGTGCAGGTGCAGGTGCAGGTGCAGGTGCAGGTGCAGGTGCAGACGCTACAGTTGCAGCATTTGCTACAGTGTAGTAAGCCTTGATCTCGTTCTTCTTCTGACCCTGCCAAGTACGCGAACCGACCTGTGCACGAAAAGACTTGTTCTTCATTGCAGCTTCAATTTGCGCGTTGGTTGGGCTTGTTGCGAAGAACTCACGGCCAAGACCAAGTGAGTTCATCTTACGGAAGAAGATTCCGAGTGCTGTTGGGTTGTCAGTCGAGACGACCAAGTTGTCCCAGAGAAGACGCTTTGCATGCGCGCCAGTCTGGACCTGTGCCTTGACCTTAAACATTGTCTTTCCCGACTGCGAAACCGCAGCTGTTGCTTCAATGATCTGAAGATCATAGTCGCCATCCGGTAGTGGATCAAATCCACCAGCGGTATCGCCTGCTTCCTTGATTAGGTCGCCCCAATTGAGGGTACTCATAGCTGTTACCTATTCTTTCTTTGTTGTTGTTGTTATTTGGTTTTTTCTTGCGGACGTGGTCCGAACACGATGTCGAGCATGCGCTCGATACCGAGATTTTCTTGCTCGACTACCTTGCCGAGTCTGCCTTGAACACGCTCGCCAGCTTCATACTGGTTTGTGCGTTCAACGTACATACGACGTGCTTTGTACGGTGCCTGCGTAGGGTCACCGGGAAACACGTCTTCAACGGTAATTGCACCGAGGATGTCGTAGAAGTAAGGCGCTTGAATTGCAAGTTGACCCTGCAGGTACGGACGGTAGCGGCCGTCTTTATCCTGTCGAGCCATAGCGGTAAGAACCACTGCTTCAAGTGGCGCTGTCGGGTGCATTGTTAGGTCACGTAGGTCTCGCAAAAGCGCTCCCATGTGACGAAGCAACTCACCCCACTGCTGCATCTGCATTTGGTTAGTGCCAGCGATGTTGTCCATGCACTTAACTTGCAGCTCAGACACCGAGTCAATGATCAACGACTTGAATTGGTGCTTGCCAAGCTGAAGCCACTGATACGCCTTGAGAACCGTGTCGTATTCTGTAACATTGACGACGCATGTATCCCATGTTCCATCGGCTACAGGGGGCTCTTCTCGTAGCGGATCCCAGTACTTAACATTGATTGGTAAGAACCGGTGCCCTCCTTCAACGTCAAGCATTAGTCGCGGATACGGTGCTGTGACCGCAAACGATGATTTACCAACCTTTGACTCACCATAGACCATGAGGGTCAAAGAGCGTTGTACCTCTCCCATTATTCGTTTCCTTTCTTTTCTTCTGTTTTGTAGTAACCATACGGGTCGGCGACCGCGTACATCTCGCTTATTGCATGTTCGGCGGCGCTTCCATCGTCAAACAGTGGGCAAACTGCAAAGAACTGGCATTTCCACTTGCAGTCTCGGCTTGGCCGTGGATAGACAACTCCATAATGATCTTGTCCTTCGTCAAGTGCGCCTCTGACGGCCAGCATATCCTTGATAGTGCCATGAATACGTGACGCAAACGCACGAAGTGCAAATTGATTGTGCCTGACTTCCATCTGTTCATAGAACGGCGGCTTTGCGTTTGCAGTGCGCTTTACTTTCTTAAGCATTGTAAAGATGCCACCTTCACTGCGTTCTCCGGCATTTTTGCCAAGTTCTTTGTTTTGATAATCCTCGAGAAGCATGTATGTAAGGATCTGCTCGTTCATGTGTGCAAGACTTGCAAACTCTGTAAACGAACCGCCGACAGTTTTGAAGTCACGAAACATGCGCACACCGTCGCCTTTGCGGCGGACTCGCATGTCAAGCTTTCCTTGAAGCTCTACCTCACCATCAAACATCGGCATTGAGATAATTTCTTCAGTTGAGATCATCTCTAGCTCGGCGTCAACACCGTTTTCTTCAACCCATTGAAGATATCCCTCAAGCATAATTCGCCCGAGCTCGGCTTCGCTATCTAAGTCAACAGTGTCGCGATAGCTTTCAATAAGAATTTGTTTGTCTATTTTGACAAGTTCAGCGTGGGCCTCAAGAAGTGGAACGCCTAGGCCATAGTGTGCGTCAAGAGCTCCGTGAATGCGTGTTCCAAGAGCAAGTGCGCCTGTCATATTTTGAGTCTTTGGTTGAAGGCGCCTGTAGTAAGTTAACCACCACTTGCGGCGACAGTCTTTAAATGTCTGAATCTCCGAGTTGGAGATTTTTATCGGTCGGGGCGTAACAACCACCGGCATTGCTGGTGCGTCAAATGACATAACTAACTCGCTTTCTCATCTTTTAGTATTTTAAGAAGCTGTGCTTTGTCGCGCACAATTTGCTCAAAATTATCGGCTTTTGTATCTAAAACATCAATCACACGCTCTTCAATTGTGCCCTCTGTGACATAGTCCATAATGACAATTGAGTCGTGTATTTCGCTACCAATGCGATGAATGCGGTCCATTGCTTGCTTGTGATCAACAAGGGACCATGGACGCTGAAGCATTACAAGCCGACGCGCTGCCGTAAGCGTAATGCCGACGCCACCTGCCTGAGCTGTGAACAGTACCCACTTAATCTTTCCAGACTGAAAATCGTCAACTGCTTGTTGGCGCTCGTCTTCGTCCTGCGCGCCAGTGATAAGCCCGTGCGGTATCTTTGCTTTGGTCATTTCTGCGCTCAATAGTTCAATAAGCTGACGGGACACGGCACAGACTGCAACGGAGTCATCGCCAAAGTCTCCGCTTGCGATGTCGTCCATAAGCGCGTCAACCTTGCATGACGGACCAATGAGCTTTACTCTGCTTTCTCCTGTAATTTCGTCAACCGTCATTTCAGCAAATGAACTTGCAAATTGCAGCAAACGTGTTGTCTGCGTAAGCGGACTTGGAGCAACTACGGCTTCTCCACCTTCAAGTTCAGCAATCATGAGTTCGCGCATCTGTTCATACGCCTTCTTTTGCTTCGTTGACATCTCCACGTCACGGCGCTCTTTGAGTATAGGTGGAAGCCAGGGCAGCACTCGTGCCTTGAGCATTCTTCGCATTCTTGGATTTATTGCTGCGTAGAATTCATCTGTCATGTGCGGCTTTACGCCAATGACAATCATTCCACCAAACGCATTCATCATCGTGTCAACCATGCGATCAATCCATCGAGTCTTGCTTGGCCATTCACTTGGGGACAGCCAATGAAGAATTGGCCACAGATCCAAGACGTTGTTGGCTATCGGTGTTCCAGTAAGTGCAAAGCGAATATCTGCGTTGCCTGTAGCTGCCCACAACGCCCGTGTCTGTTTTGACTTAGGGTCTTTTGATCTATGAATCTCGTCAGCAACAACTGCCTTAAAGTCAATATTATTTAGTTCGCGCAAGTGAACTTCGCAGCGGTTCTCACTAACTTTTTCGTCGTGACCTCCACATTCTGTGCATCGAGCAAGCGCAACCGACCCGTACGGCGCAAGACGCGAGTGCGAGCGAAGCGACTCCCAGTTAATGACGTAGACATCGGCCTCTATTTCAAACTGCTTGCGTCGTTGGCCAGCGGAGCCGCGAATGATCTGAACGCTTGCCTCTGGCCACCACCTTGCAAACTCGCGCTTCCAGTTTTTCTTAAGTGTGTTTGGGCAGACAATTAACGCTGGAAGCGAGCCGTCGTTTGTTTCGCTAAGCTGTTTTAGCGCGCGAATAGCCTGTGCTGTTTTACCAAGGCCAGGCTCGTCGGCTAGTAGTGCCCTGCGGGCTGTTGACAAGAAAGCAACACCGGCGCGCTGATGCGGAAATAGCGCTTCATCGCCATCATGTGTATCAAGGTCGCGAAGCTCATTTGCTGGCGCTACGCGTGTAGTGAGTTCGTTCGCTGCCCAGGCTGCCAACGCTGGACCAATCACAAGCTCGTTCTTAAATACTGAACGAAGCGCGAGACACGATGACCAACCTAGCGGGACTCTCCACGCTTGATCACCTGTATTCCATGTGGCTCCAGGTATGCTCTTGCATAGCTCTTTGAAACGCCACTCTGTCTCAATACGGATATGCTCACCCGTGTGGTTGAGATCAACATTTACTGGCACTAATACTCCTCGTCATTTGGTATGTGTCACTGTATCATATACTAAGACAAAAAACGCTTAGTTTTGCTAAATTTTTTCTTAGTATCTATTGCAGTAGTCTTCTAGGGGTCCAACCATGCTTTGCAAGGTACAAGAGCCCGTGGCGAATAGCATCTAAAGCATGGCCTTCGCCGCCCCTGTGCCAATACTCGAGCTTTTTTAGCGCTTCGTTTGGAAACAGTCTCTTTGCGTCTACTGGCGATTGAAACACCAATTCACTGGCCACTCCGTTACTTTCTCTAATGAGGTGCTTCAAAACTCCAATTTGCTCAAGCGAGTAAGGTGCCTGTGAGTTCTTTGCTGTCTGCGCGGTGATAGTAAAGCGCTCGCACGTGGTTTCAAGCCATGTTCCTCTGGTTTGTGCTTCGCTAATTGCCAATCTAACAACAGCAGCAAACTCGTCTGCCTGATACTCGCCAGACCAAAGAAGCTCTGGCTCGGCGCTTTCATACAAAAATAGGCATACTCCAGTTGCTTTACCAGGGTCAACTGCAAGAACAAGTCGTGTTGCCATTAGTATTTAGCTCCCCAGCTTTCGAGTGGACCGTCAACGTCAGCAGTTAGTGGAACATTCCAGCCGTCGGTAGTAGTCATGCACTTGCGGACAATTTGCTTTATCTCTTCTGCGTCTTCTCGCGGTGCATTTAGCACAATTTCGTCGTGCACTGGAACGATAAGTAATTCAGTAAGGTCGGCCTGGTCAAGTTTTACAAGGTTGCTCTTAAACACCTCGGCAGCTCCTCCTTGAATTAAGTAGTTAACCAACGTGTACACGCGGTTGTCATCGCATGGAAGTCTGCGGCCAGTCCAAGTATACACATATCCCTGGCCTTCAGCTTTAAATCTACGCATGCCGACGTCTTCAATGCTTCGCTGAAAGTGCGTCATTCCAGGGAATCTGGCATCAAATGCGTCTGACACTGACTTCATCTGCACCTCATGAACACCGGCGGTAAGCGCCTGCTTAGCGACCCCTGCGCCATACAAACGGCCATAAACCATGCTCTTGATGAGGTTACGGCGCTTATCAGACTTTTGCATTGTTGGGTCAGCGTAGACCTCGCGGCCAATTTCAGTAAACGGATCTGATCCAGTTGAGTCTGCAATGTTGAACATTGCGGTTAAGTTTGGGTCATCTGCAAGACTTGCAAACATACGGAACTCAACCTGGTCGAGATCAGATGTCACGATGACGTGGTTTTCGTCCTTGGGTATAAACGCACGGCGAACGACATCATCGCCCTTAGGCAGCGTCTGAAGCGCGGGGTTTGTAATTGACATACGGCTCGTTCGTGCGCCTAGA